CAATCTCAATGAACTCAAGCTTTGCCATGCCACGAAACACAATGGAATCACCAGGATCGTCTAAATCTACCAGATCGAACTGCCCGCGCATATAATCTGGATAAACCGCATTTGGATTATCATTATCATAAAATAAAGATTTAGCGTTATCATCATAGGGCATTTTTATGGTGCATTTGCGCCCAGAGAACGAAAAAAGATCATCAGTATTCGCGTTCAAGGGTGTAATATCAACATCAATCAGATCGTCGAATATTGTAACAGAGTAACCGAAATGATAAGGGACGCGGTAGATCAGTCTATAATTCATTTGCCACCGCCGCCGCTCTTCTAATTGCATTATGGAATGGGACGCCTTCAATTACCTGAGTGTAAATCTGTGGCTTATTGTTTTCTATTGCCGTGGCAAGCTTCTCAATGCGCTCTGATAGCGAATCTAACGCACGATTATCCCGCTCTTGCCGGATTACTGTGTTTGTCATCATTTCGGTTACTCCGTAGCTCTGGAGGTCTGTGCGTTCCTGCCGTGCCAACATGATTGAATCCAATAAATGTGCCAGAGGGGAAAGGTCAATTGATTGCTGTTGTGGAATAATGCTATAATTCATGATTGTGTTGTTCAGCTCATCAAGCGCACTTGTGGTTTGGTTCGCATTATTATCGATAGCGGAACATATCGGTATCGTGAACGGATCAAAATCGGCTTGGTTCACGGGGCCAATGAAGCCTCCGGTGCCTATTATGTCATCATCGGATATAATTGCTCCGGTGCCTATTCTGATCCAGCCTGGAATGGAGCGAAAAAACGCGGCAATGTTGCCCGTTGCTATTCCAAGACTTTCTAGCAGCTTATTGGCAAACAATGCCTTGACTATGATTTTACTGATCTCTGCAATGATAGCTTGTGCTACGTTTGCCCAGAGAGACTTCCACACATCGAGCGCGGATTTTGTCCCGGAAATCATGTCTGCGAGTGAGTTGGCAAGAGAGTCTTCCAGCGTGTCCATTATCCGCTTATTGGAGCCCAGAACATAGCGCTCATATTCAGACATCGATTCTTCTTTTTTTGTGCGGACATCTTCTTCAAGTTCGGCTATCTGCTGCTGCTTCCACGCCTCAATCTGTATCTCTGCCAATCCTGCTTCACGCAGCTTTTCGGTTTCGGCGTCAATCTGCGTAATCCTGGCATAGTAAAACTCGTCTTCAAAACCGCGAAGGCTGCTAAGCGTTTGTATGCGCAGATCAAGACGTTTAGCTTCCAAATTTGTAATGGCATCAAGTTCCGCTTGGTTTATTTGCGTAATTGCATCGCTAAACGCCTGTTCAGACATCAAGCCGTCTGCATAATATGCTTCTGCTGTTGTGCGCATATCCGCATACTTTTTAGTGATGGCATCTGCTTCAGATTGATTAAGACTGATAACGGAATCAATAAAGGACTCTACCATGGCCATCTGGCGTTCTTTTTCCGCAGCCAATTCTTCTGTTTCTGCTTTGGCGATTTCCGCCAGACCGCCGAGATTACCTTTGTCTCCGAAATCCAAATCAGGAACATCAATCCCGGTTAGCCCTTGTTCTATCGCTTTGCGCTGTGCGTCAATGCCTTCGTGCAGCAATTTAATTTGTTCGTCTACGTTGCTAAATTTTCCTGTCGCGATACCGGAGGCAACATCTCCCCACGTGCGATAAAACTCTTTAACGTCGTTCCATAATGCAGAAAGATCGTCTGCACTGCTGGCGATGTCTGCCCTTATATCGTTAACATCGAAGCGGACAGCATCAAAGGCATTGGTAATACCAAGCGATTTCCCAGTTATTTTGGCATAAACAGCATCAATACCATTAAACAAGGCTTCGATTGGTGCGACAATTAGGTCAACGATAGAATTCATAGAAGACGCAACAACTAAATACGCCCCATCCATAGCGAGCCTAAGCGCTTTTGGGATCGCCATCCCGGCAAAATCAAACGCTTTGATCACGCCATGTATAACAGCAACAACTCCGGTAGATATATCGGCTACAATATTGCCAATGTTTATTGTTGCCTCGCCCCAAGCTTTTTGTGTTTCCAGCGCAGCAATCTGAGCAGATTTCGATGTAACATCGTGCTCCCCCGCTACACTGACCAACATTGCAGTAATGCCGCGCTTGACTCCATCAAAAAAGGATAGCGAAGATCCAACGCCTTCAAGGTAATCGCCCCAAGCGTTTTTCATTTGTGTGGTCGCAGATACAGACGCCAAGGCCAATCCGCCAAAACGCTCCTCTAACGCAGACATCAAAACCGCTTGTGCTTCCGCTACCCTACCTGTTTCTATAAAGTTTTTGATTTGCGCTTCCTGTGTGGAATTAAAGGCCACACCTATTCTGCGTAAGCGCGTGAGACCAAGAGTCGGGTCAGCCAAAGATATGCCAAGAGTTCTTGCAGCGTTTTCTACACCGCCCATAGATTCGGCAAGGTCAATTACAAGCTGCTGTGCGCGTGGAAAGATATCCCTGCCGATGGCATCAAAGCGAAGCAGTTGCAGCGTTACGCCTTGCAGTATATCTTCATCACCGAAATTGCTTAGCCTTTGCAGCTCTGAAGCCATATCACTGAGTTCTTCCGATGTGAATTCTGCTGCTCTGCCGGTGGACACCAGGGTCGCGTCAAGCTGGCGTGTCGCTTGGATCGCATTCTCGTAGTTTGATATTGCATCGGTAGCAAACTCGATTGCGTTCCGGAATGACACCATCGCTGCAACACTTGCTGCGACGGTCGAAGCGATGCTCTTGAACGATGCGCCCAATCCGTTTAGCTTTGCTTGTGAAGCCTCTGCACCGTCAACCGTTACTCTGTATTTAAGTTCTCCGCTATAATCTGCCACGTTTTCTACTCTCTTTTTCGGATAGTTCTTTTTGGACTTTTGCCACCGTTGCTCGCACTAATGATATCCCGTCAATGAACCATTGCCATTGATTTTCCCATGAGCCGCCACGCGGATAGATCGCAAATCCTGCCTCAATTTCATAATGCCACTTAATCAGCCACGCGGATAGCGGACTGATTTTAGGGTAATCCTTTAGTTTTTCGCAGGTTTGGTCTAATTCGCAGTGACGGCACATGGAAGTTTTCATATTATTATCTCGGAATGGATCGGTAGGGTCTGTGCGATGTAAAACCTCTACCGATCTGATTAGTTTTTTTCATTACCAAGCACAATTTGCGCAACTTTCTCTTCATGCGCACTTACAGCATTGAACATTTGCAGAAGCATCGGATGTTTGCCAAGGTTCTCTTCGTTTAGCGGCTCGTCAATAATCCACGAGTCAATTGCCTTTAGAACGGTGTAGAGCATGTGCATATTTGAGTTTATGTCAATCTTCATGCCTTCCAATGTGTGCGTTTTCGATATGCTCTTGCGCTCTATTTCCGCTTTATCCTGAATCGTCAGAGTATGCGCCTTCGCCACGATCTCGCCGTCAATGACGATATCATAGTCGCGCATATCATTCGCCGTAGCAAAACAGTTTTTGAATTTGCTCATTGTTTATCTCCTATGCAATTTGAATTTCTACTATTTCTACTGATGGCACATTGCTTGCGCCATCACTTATAATGCGTCCGGTGTAATTGAGTTTGAAGTAATCGCGCTCAACATCCGGCAGATCAAGCGACGTTGCGATACTGGGAATATTAACCTGAAAGTAATTTGATCCAGACATTAAATATATCGTGTCGACATTAATCGTGGTTGGATCGCTAATAATGCTTAAGTTAATTTCCGCTCCAGCACTGTCGTAATTACAAGTGTAGCTAATCTCGCCGCCTTGTTTGATGATATGCGGATTGAACAGCGTCATATTATTGGCAAATTTTGACGCATCAGCAGTAAACTCGTTTGTGAACGTTATGGAGAATGTGTCTAATGCGGTAGCATTGTTGCCCATCGCCAAAGCCGCAGTTACCTCGCCAAACTGAAGCGGTGTTCCGCATCTTCTGCCGGGGTCAGTGCCAGTTATGCTTTGTTCAACTTCGCGCTCTACGGTCTGCGTCTCGAATGTCGCCTCAAACTGGATAAGTCCGCCCTGTGAGCCGGTAATGACAAGCTGTTGCAATTTTGCGCCCTTGACACGGTTAACTTTGAATTTCGCTTCAGAGGGTGCATCATCCCAAATTTGATACAGCACGAAAGAGGGTATGTCTGCTGTGTTTGAGGGAAACACAAGACCCGGTGGAAATGCACGTTCAACCATCACTCCGCCAATATATTTTTCGAGGATGTCAAGAGTTGCATCGCCAGAAACGGTAACGGTTCCCATTGAGGTGGTCTGCACTTCTTCACATGGATGCGATACGGTCAATCCGCTTTTGTATGTCGTTTGAGCAGTATTAATTGTGGGCGTCATATTGATTACGCCGGAATGCACAAGCAGATCAGTCCATGCCACGCTTCCGACTGCAGGCGTTCCGCTCATCTGTGTGAATCCGCTACCGTAACTTGTCTCTTTGCCAATAGCGATTCTGTATTGATTTCCAAATCTATTAGCCATTAGTAGCCTCCATCATATTCGTTGTCATCCGGTTCGATTGCTTCCTCTGCTTCCGGTGCAGGTTCTGCTTCCGGTGCAGGTTCTGCGTCAATTAAGATATCGGCATATGCCATTTTGACGGCTTCTGGATAGTGTCTTGGCTCGCCGTCCAGCAGATACGCCTTGCCATCGTAAACGCCGTAAATGGGCTTATCATTGATTGATTTCATTTTCATAGTCGTGAGTCCTTTATTTGTATTGATAATGTTATTGAGCTTGTTTGTATGCTGTTTTGCGGTTGCGCGTCGGTGACATACGGAATTGAGTCGTTGAAGTAAAGCTCAGATAGATTTACCGAATACGCAGTCCCGCCCATGTCGAGGTCTTGCATCAAGCTATGTGCGCAAGCAAAGATCAAGTCTTCGTGGTGCTTTGTCTTGGCAATCCCCGTCTGTGAGATAATGTATATTGTGAGCGCATAGTCAAGCAGGACACATCCGCTTGGCACTGGCGTTACAGGCGTGTTACCAGAGCGCAAGAATGCCATTGGCAGGAAATTACCAATAGCGTCAATCTGCTCAGGATAATCCAAACAGCGCTTGATGCCCGCGGCGATTAGCCGGGAGCGCACAATCTCTTTAACCGGTTCTATTTTATTTACCACGTTTCACCGCCTTGCGAATTGCAGCCGTTAGCATATCCATAATACGCCGCGCTTGCTCCGATGTAAGGCCGAAATGCTTGCGCTGCGGTTGACCGTTCCCGGTTTGATGATATAGCGCAACCAATGCGCGCTGGCGATCGCCATAGCTGATATTGGCGTTATTATCCGTAGCCACGACCAGCATTGAGCGGTGCATCTCGCCGTTAAATTGCAGATTAACGGGATCAGTAACGCGACCGGCTTCGCCCTTATATTTGATGTATTGTGGCGAATATGGAGCGAATGGCATGCCATCAATGTCGATGCCTTTCTTGGTTCTGTCTATCATCATGCGGACGGCTTCATCACCAATCTTTTTCATGGCATCAGAGCTTACTGAAAAGCGCATATTTGTTCTTGGCACTGATATTGTATCTATTCTCATCGGGAAAGCTGTCCTTGCGTTACAATGCGGTTAGGCTCTACTCCTGTGCCGTCAATGTCTATGTTAATCCGCTGAATCGCGGAGCGCAGTTCAGCCGCATATCGGCGCGCGTATTCTGTTGCTTTGGTTTGATACAATTGATTGAAGCCGCTATTCGCTAAATCCGAATAGATAAGCTCCAACGCTTTCATATCAACGGCAATCGCAAACGCGTCAATGTTGGTTATTGCATCGATAATTTCGGAATCTGTGTATTGGCTCAGGCGATTATAGAGCGCTGTCAATACATCGTTCTCCACAATAACATGAGCCAGATCAACCTTGTCTTGCCATGTGCGAGAAGATTGGCACACAGTCCATGCAGACGCGTCTGACAGCGTTCCGGTTTCAATACCGTTTGCGCCAAAAAGATAAACGCCATGCCCTTCATTGAGCGCAAATGTATCAATGTGCGCATCTCCGGAATCGTAAAGCGCGACAGATACAGTCTGCACCGGCGGGATACTCAAAAGATTATTCTCTGCCGCAACGGAAGAAAAACCGCCCGCGGCAAGAGCAAATATCCCTTTAGCGACATTATTAGAAACCGAAATCGTAGCCGGTGACTCATTAGAAACAGAGATCAAGCCCCATGATTCTGTATATCCGCCAAGGTTATTAATCTCTTTTTCCCAGCGTGAGATCGTGTCAAGCGTTGCAAGTGTTTTCATTATACATCCTTAAATGTGCGGGGCGGCAAGGAGGAAACCGCCCCGCTTAGGAGGGAGTGTTAGGTCATCACCACATAGGCGTCGACTTTCTCAGTAGACTCATTGCCCGTGGTGGTATAGGTTAGTTTAAGGAAACGATAGTTATCCGGGAGCGAATCCGGGATAATCTCTTCTACAATAGTGTCTCCAGCAGCATAAGAAAAGCCAGCTGCCGCAGCTGTTTTGGTAAAGATCACCTTGTCCAGCGTGTCAGTAGGTGTGCTGGTGGAGCCATAGCTGGCTACAATGGTCAATTTATATGTGTTTGCAACAGCGATGTTGGTATTTGCCTTTACTACGATTTTAGCAAGTCCACCAGAATTCCCGCCATAGTCAACGACATTGGTGGAATCTGCGCTTGTGTTGTTCGGCAGGGCTTGTGCGGAGCTAAGGATCAATTTTTGATCCACGACATAGGAACGATTTTTATAGGCCATTGTTTACCTCTTTTTTTAGTCCAGCGCAGTGGTTTCTGTGCTGAGGATTGATTCTTCCAGAACGACCGGGATGCCATCCCAATCGGATACTACGGTGTTGTAGCCGGTATCGCCGGGAGCCATGCTTAGCTTGGTGTTTTTAAGCTCTTTAATGTATCTGCGTCCTTCGCGATTCATATACAGGAACGTTTTGCCATCAGCAAGACCCTTGACCGCGTCAATCAGCAAGTCAATCTGTCCAGCATTTGGTTTGTGAGAGCTATCAATTTGGGTGATTGCGGCAACTGACGCCTTCGATGGAGCGCACAGAGCAGCATTAGTCCAGAAGTTAGCTCCGTAAACAAGTTGACGCGCGTTTGTGGTGGTGTTTGCGGTAGGAGCCTGAAGAGTGCCTCCGCCAACAAGTTCGATCTGCACGATGTCGCCATTAGCTTCTTTTGGCATCACAACCTGGGTCTCGCCTTCGCTCCAATGCACAGCAAAGATTGATGTTCTGCTTCCGGAAGCGCCGGAAAGCTGTGCAACTACATTGCTGTTGGCTTTAGCGATCTGGTGCAAGCCCTTGAACGCACCGGGCACGCCAAAGGTTGGGTCATCACCGTAAATCATAGCCTTTGCAAGTAGCTGTAGGATTGAGCGCATATAGGTCATGGTGCGGTTTTTATCGTTCAAGAATCCCTGAATGCCGCCCCATTTCTTGGCGAGTATTTTGTCGATTTCAACAAGTCGCTCGATTGCCGGGAGCTGAATGCTGCCCAGTATGCTGTTTGACATTGTGGCAACAATTGAGCCATTGATTGCGCGGACTGCGGCATCGCCGTCATCTGTCTGCACCTCAAATTCGTGACGCAGATAATCACTGCTGAATCCGAATTGTGCCGTTTCTAAAATACCCAAGCTTTTAACCAGGTCGGTTATGATAGGAGCTTGTTCGCTTTGTAGCGAGATAAGAAAATCTCTGATATTCATGTTTTACCTCATGTTTTTTTTTGTAATGCTTTGCCGAAGGTGTAGGGTTCTTTGGTTTCGCCGCCACCCGGATTGCTCTTTCGCTGGAAATCCGTTTTGGTGTCAGCGGGGTCGGCAAATGCTCCCGCTTTTTCCAATACAGAATACAATTTCAGGTTCTGTGCGGCGGTGTCGGCATCAAGCTCTTCGCCTTCTGCCGGGATTGAGAAGTCAGGCATCAGCGCGGCAATCTTGTCTTTGCGCTTATCCGTATCACTTGCCAAAATCTTTTGCAATTCTTGATGTTTAGCTTTCCATTTGTTCAATGTTTCAGTTTTTTGATTAGCCATCATCTCGTCAAACTTGGCAGCCTTCTCTTTAATCGAATCAAGTTCTGGATCCGCTTTCGTGGCATCCGCCAGCTTAGCGTTAAGCGCATCAATCTGACTTGACATCTCGGCAAGCTTCAGTCTGCGCTCTTTTGATTCGTTGTTTGCTGCGGACAGATCCGCAAGCACGATGTTCGCCTCTCGCTTGGCATCTGCCAGCAGAGAAAGAATGTCGTTTCCCGCATCAGCAGGAAGTGAGTTCATAATCTTATCCAAGATTTCTTTTAGTGCCATGTTGTCCTCATTCGTTGTTAAATGTTATTGATTTCCAATTAGATACAGCAGTAGTGCTTGCGCCAACTGATACAAATAGAGTGGTGTCGTTATATCTGAGCTCGCCTGCTTTGCCCACCGTCCCGTCAGTTCCGCCCTTAAGCGTGGTCTCGTCTGCGGTTACGAGCGTTGTGCCAATCCCGCCAACGGCTACAGTAATGAGTGCATCTGCCGCAGTGTTGCCTTTAATAGCCGCATTTACCGCATCAAGATCGCTTGTGATTGCACCGTCTGCAGACGCAAGCGTTACATTGATTGTGCTGCCGTTAACGGACACGGTTTCAGCCGTGGCGTCTTCTTTTGGTTCAATCAACTTCACTACGATGCTATTGCCAGCCGCTCCCTTTGTTCTTGCGGTATAAGTTAGCGTGTTGGTCTCAAATGCCGTTCCCGTTGCCGCGACTGGTGCGATAGGTGCGCCTGCCGTTATGGTCGGTTCTACTTTACTGAAATACTCGTTTAATTCCGCAACTGTGCGCGTTTCCGGTTTGTTGCCGCCTTGCGCTCTGCGGATTTCAACAGTATCATTATCATCAATTCTACGATATGCCATATTCACCTCACGTGATCGTAATAGTATTCTTTTGTTATTTGCATAAAAGTGTGGCGGCACTCATACGTCCGCTCCGGTGCGCTATAAGATTCAAATTCGATGCGCTCTTCTTCAGTGAAATATGGCGCATTAGGAAACATCGCATTAACATCCATGCCGGTGCCTTCGCGACAGACCGGACGCGTAACATTGTCTGCCGGACCCTCGTATATCCAAAACAGTTCGCCATCATAATTGCGAGCGGCTTCGTATTGCATCATTTGAATAAACTTTGCACGGCTCGTGTTCACATAAGTGGTAGCATAGCGCACAAGCTGCTGATCCAGTATTGCTTTAACCGATTTTACGAGTTCGGAGATGTTCGTTCCGCCAAAAATACTGTCACCAATAATGGCATGAATCTGGCGCGCCACATCGTTGCCGAGATTGCCAATCCGCGCATTCCATAGCGAATTGAATGCATTTATAGCCGATTGGCTTGTCTGCGTGAACGCCAAAGGAACCGCTCCGGTGACGCATGACATTTTCATTGTGCGCAGTAAATCGTTTTCTTTTTCGTTTAACCGGGTTACAAGCTCGGTGTATCCGGCTGCGCGCAGCTCCTCTAAAATTGATCCATAGATTTGCGCCCACAGCTGGATGTTTTCTTCTGTGTTCAGCAGATGCCCGCCACTGGAATCGAGCTCGCGGATTAGTGAGGCAATGCGCGCATCCAGTCGTCTCGCAATCTTCTGCATATTGCGCTCAAACCACGCGGTTTGTTGATCAATTTTAGTCGAAACTGCTTTATTCATCAAACAAGTCCTGATCAATGTTTGCTGCGCCAATGCGGAAGCGATTGTTGTCGGCGTCAATGCGCTCAATTTCCTTTTCCGCATCCTCACGGCTCAAGTCTTGATTGTCAAGCATGATGGCGTCTACGCGGCTCATCGTGCCGTTGGAAATCTTCAGCGTGCGCACTTGCTCTTCCTCTAACGGATTTTGTTCAATCGTGATATCGGCAAAGTCAATCTTTATATCGGCAGCTTCCGGCATGTTGATATTGCTATTAAGCCGTTTACAGTCCATGATGAGCTGCACGAGATCACGCAATGGCTCTCGATACATAGATCGCTTTTCCACGTTATACGATATCACATCGGATTTTGATAGGCGCAATTGATACCCAGAACTGAATGAACTTCCTTGCTTGATTGCTTCCGCGCTAATGCCCATAAGAGACGCCGCAAGCGCTATATTATCGTTAACGATATCCCAGACCGTCTGAAGCTGTGGCGATGGCGTAGCGTAGCCAATAGAGCCGCTCACATTGCCGGTTACAGGATCGCGAGGGATATTGATGTATCGCTGAACGCCAACGTTAAGCTTCGCGCCTTCAGGCATGCCAGACGTCCACATTGTGCTGAACGATTGATAATCCAGCGCAACATCAAGATTGGTCAGCTGGATATTGGCGCGCAGGTTGGCGTCTACCATCGGAAATTGACGATCAAGCCAAAAAGAGTCAATTGCCATATCGGTGCGAAACCAAGCAATTGGGATGCGACCGTATGGATTAGGCTGAGGCGGCTCAATGTCTGTGTCAATCGTTCCATCCGTTTTCAGAGTCACTACGCGATATGAGTCATCCGTCCAGAGCGCATATACATCAGAGCGCTCTGCAATCGGAGTGTTGAACTTATTCCGGATTGTGTAAGCCACAGCCACGGCTTCGGTTGGGTCAACGTCATCTTGCCAAACTATGCAGCGATCCGGCGTAATGAAGTCCAGCTTTATTTTGCCTGTTCGCGGATTAAAAATTGGCGCAATGCCGATCTGATTGCAAGTCTCTGCGTATCGATCAATAACGCGCAAAGAGCCAAATAAATTCACGCCATCAAGCAAATCAGTAAAATGTTTAGCTAAATTATCTGACGCTCCATCTAATACGATAGACGGGTCTTGCTGGAATATCTTGGCAAGCTGGCGGGTTAGCGCGCGGGATAAGTCTGTCGCAACAATATAGTGTTGCAGATCGGTATATGTGTCCGGGTATCGGCTTTTAATTTTCGCCAAAGTATACGATTCTTGGTTGTAGTTGTAAAAGTCGATCGCCATGCGCGTAATTGCGCGCCGCTGTGAATCGTCTTGCATTATGCTATTCACTTTTGCTCTGCGTATTAAATCTAAGTTCATGCTGCATCCCAGGGTGCTTGTTCTTGTTTCACTAATGCGTCAACAACGATTATATTGCGCATTGCATCAGAAATATGTGTCAGCATTGTGTTTTTTGGTTTTATGATAGCGCCAGCCGCATCGGTGACTACCTGCTCAAGATCGTTAATCAAATTTTCACATCTTGGATCGATGTGGATAGCATTATGCGCAAATGCGCCATTGGCGATATTGAGCGATCTGCGTTGCGTTATGCCATGTCGATACCGGACATCAAAGCCTTTGCGCCTCAGTATTTCTATGTCGCTGGCGTCAGATGACGTCTTGCGCGCAATTCCAGTCGGATCAGGATAGCAGCGCAATACGCGATTCGGGTAGTCTTCCGCTAACAAGTCTGACAACAGATATGTGTTAGCGTTCAAAAGATAGTATTCGGCAAAGAAAAAGTAATGTGTGCGCCCGTCAATTTCTTCGCGAGTATAGCACAAAGCAGCCGTCATTGGGTTGACATTGAAATCTATCCCCACCAGTATCACATCGTGCGGCTCAGGCATCGGAATGCTATGCACGTGAACATCCCGGCGGAAGGCATAGTGCGCTTGCATATTGTTCAGGTTAACAAATTGACCTCTAATATATGCCATAGCCATCTGTTCATCATAAGTGTTGAGCAAATCATTAATGTATTCGGCGGGTAGATATATGTTCGATCGCGTATCGGCATGGATGACGGATGTACCCGGATTCGGATTCTTCTTCAGCACATCGTAACAGGTGGAAAAACCTTCCGGTGACGAAACTATAAACAATTGAGCGTCTCTGCGTCCGCGCAAACGCTCTCTTGCCCGGCGGATAGCGATCTTGCCTTTCTCCAAATCAAGCGTATCAATTTCATCAAAACCGAAATCGGTGAACGAAAAGCCCTTGATCCGCTCCGGATGGAATGCAGACACTATCTTGACTTGACCTTGTTCGGTTTTGATTGTAAGTTCTGATTTGTTCTCTACATATTTGATGCCAGCCATATCTAACATATCGCAATACGGGTAGAAGAACAGCTCCTTCGCATCGCCATAAGATGGATAGCCGATGCCGACATTACTCCTTCCGGTTGCGCCCGGTCTACTGATGTGGCAGATGAATGTCTTAGCAAGAAATGCCGCAGTCTTGCCAGATCCAAGCCCGCCGATTAGCCCAAGCGTTCTGCTCCAATCATTAAGAAATTGCCATTGATGCGGCAAATAATGATCTTCACAAAAGTTAATCTTCATCAGATTCCGCCAGCCGCGCTGGGCGCATGCATATCTCGGGTTTGTTGTGGTCTTGCGGCGCATCCGGAACATCTTTCTGCCCAAGATACTGCTTGCCAAGCCAAACTAATAGAGTAGGATTTCTGTCCTCAATCGCTGATTTTACCTGCGCTTCGGATAATTTCATCTTCATTCCAGAAAATCCTTTTTTATACTCCTTGGAAAATTCAGATTTATCGTCTTGCATGGCAGCTCGGATTGTATCCACGCTGCAGCCGATCTGCTCAGCCATTGTGTCGTATGTAGCGCGGAAATAGCCAAATATTTTGGCTTGCTTTGGATCAAGCTCAATGCGCGGTCTGCCTACGGATTTCTTTGGCTTGTCTTTTTTGGTCGTTGCCATATTATGCGTCCCACGGCATGCCGATGCCGAAGTGTCCCCACTCTGCTGTTTTTTCATAATCAATATCACGAAGCCCAAGCGCATCGATAATTGCTTTTGGTGTCAAATTGTAGTGTGAAATGTCAACATGATTTCCATCGGCAATACACTCCGTCATCACCGGATCAGGAACGCCGATTGCATAAGCAAGCGAAACGATAACTTCTTTTGCATTTTTCTGGCGCAAAATGTCGACGGCAATTTTTCTTGCCATATACGCAGCAGAGCGATCCACTTTGGTGGGGTCTTTTCCGCTAAATGCGCCGCCGCCAATGGGTGTTCTGGTTCCGTAGTTGTCTATCGCAAGTTTCCTGCCCGTAACGCCAGAGTCAGCGTTCAACCCACCAATTTCCCAATCACCGGCAGGATTGCACATTATCGATTCGCATTTTCTGCCGTCAAGCCATTGGTGCACAAGGGATCTCAGGTCTCCGCTCTTTGTGTTGTGAAAGCTTGCGACAATAGTGGATATTTTATTGCCGTCCATTGTGATTTGAGTTTTGCCGTCAACTTCGTGTCGCATATAAATGAATTGGCACAAGTCTCTGGCGAGGTTTAGTTCCATAGGAATAAGATTATCATTTTCGTTGCAGGCATATCCGATCATAATGCCTTGATCTCCGGCGCCTCCGGCATCAACTCCCATCGCTATGTCGGGTGACTGTCGCACAATATTGACTTGCACGCCGCACTCACCATCTGTAATCCTGCGGGCTATGTCAGCTACATCAACAAAGGCTGTGGTTGTCATTTCGCCCAGAACGGTCACAATGCCATGACCAGCACAAACTTCTATTGCCGTTCTTGCGTTTTGGTCTTGTTTGATCGCCTCCGTCAATATGGCATCAGCTATGCGGTCACACATTTTATCTGGATGCTTCGGCGTAACACATTCAGCGGTTCTAATCATTCGATACTCCATATCCGGATATTATCTCATCACACATTTAGAAAATCTTTATCTCTTTCTTCTCTTGAAAACACTATTCCATTGGCATACTTTGCCAAATCATCTTTTATATAAAACTTCATATTTGTATCCCTGCATATTGAAACGGCATCCTTCAAGAATTTCGCCCAATCAATTAGTCTTTCTTGAGGATGGTTATTTATTTTCCCTATCTTCACATGATCTATGAATCCGGAAACAATTTCTAGCATCTTCAAGGATTCCACTGGATCAATAACAGGTTCAAAGCTTGCCCATGTCTTTATCCCATTATCGGCAAACACTTTTAAGGCTTTAATTCTTTCCTCTCCTATCGGAGCTCCTGGTTCCCACATTTTTGAAAGATCAGGATCAAGCAAGGTCAAGGTGGTTCCCATTTTAAAATACGCCATATCTGACATAATGTCAATATCCTTGATTGCTTTCCCTGGATTTTTGGTCAACACTGAACAATGGATATCATGCTCATGGAAAGCACATAACACATCTCTGGTCTCTCCAGATTCCAGCCCACAATACGGATCACCAGTAAAACTTAATAGAACTTGCTTTCCGCTATTTTTTGATTTCGAAAACCTCTCTGCCTCTTTCCACAATCCAGCCATATTTACAGAAACTTCATCATGGCAATACTGGGAATTAAACACTTTCATCATTCTTGGGACATAGCAATAGCTACATCCATGATCACAGCCTTTGAAATAGTTCATAGCAAATGGACTATATTCTCTGGCTCTCCCTCTTGGTTCATAAATTTTAATCATTTTGAATCTCCTTTATATGGAACATCAAAACACATGTAGTGTTTTCTGTCAACATATTTTATTGAATAAGAGAAGATTCCGTTGTTTGCTAAGTATTGTTCCATAACCTGCATTGGGTTTTTATTGAAGAGGGTAGTGCATTTGGTGATCATTTCTTTTGTGAATCCAGACTGCTTAAGGATCCCATGAGGCAATGCGCCATGGTGTGTCTGGATGTATGTCACAAACACTTTTCCTGTGTAGTTGTGGTTGAATAGTATTTGTAGCTGTGCAAATGGGCATCCGTATGCGTCCAGATCAATAATGTCAAACCTGGATAGATTTATGCCAGAAAGCACCTTAAGATTATCGGTAGCTATATCCACATTGGGATGATACACTTTGTCAACTTGTAAAACTTTTATTTTTTTAGCGGTGCGTTTTTTAACGGTGTTCCAAATCAGCCCTTTTCCTGCATATGCGTCCAAAACGCAAAGGTTGTCTTTTTCAGGCAAGTTGTTAAGCCTGAGGCTAACCTTCATTTCGAGGTGTGAATTATTAGTTTTGAGATTGCGAGATTTCGATTCCATCTAATTCCCTGATGGCTTTAATGGTGTCTTGAACATCGAGGACTAAATCAATTGGTACGCTAATTAAGTAATGAACTTTTTTTATCGGTCGTATTTCTTTGTTTTTCTCATCTATGTCTTTAATTTCTGTTTCTATGTCTGGGATGTCCATGCCAATATCATCAAAGTCAAATTCGCCAAACTCAGCAGACAGCATCTCAAAGTCCCAATCCCCAAACTGCACATTGTCTCGCAGAACAAATTCCTTTTGCTGTTCTGGGGTGAGATCTGTGGCGGCGATCGTCCACTCATCTGGGATGTCTTTCATGCCAAGCTTTCTAATAGCTGCGAGCCGCTGATTCCCGCCTAAAACATACATGGTCTCTGGATCGTAAACTATTGGGCGTAACTTCATCATTTCGGGGAATGATTCGATTGAGCGCATAAGTTTTTCCAGCTTGTCTTTACTACATTTGCGAGGATTATTGGGATTGAACTTAAGCTTGCTTGTCTTCACTCATCGCCTCCATTATTACACACTCAGCGGTTCTAATCATTCGATACTCCTTGCTGACATTGTCTCGTCATACATATATCTCGCCATTGATCTTTATTTCTATGCTGCTGTCAAGCTTGCGCATCCTATCCACTATCACTTGGCAATACTGCTCTGATATTTCCATGCCGTAGCAGATGCGGTCAAGCTGGTGACACGCTACCATTGTGGTGCCAGAGCCGAGAAACGGATCGTATATTTCTTTAGCTGTGTGGTTTTTTATTGGCTTAGCCATGCACTCTATTGGCTTCTGCGTGGAGTGTATTGTTTCTGTCCTGCTTGGTTTGTTTATGTCCCAAACGGTTGACTCCTTTCTGCTGCCTGCCCATAAGTGTTTTTTCCCTTTTTTTGTGCATATACCATATTGACTCATGCTTGTGGTGATAGTCTCCCCGCCCTATACAAATTGATGATTTATTCCAAACAATAAGATTTATTGGCTCGTATCCAGCAGACACAAGAGAGTTGTAAACAATTACGCTTTTGCCGCCTGAATCAGCGTGATAAACATAGCAAACGTCTGCTGGCGATAACTTCCACGCCTCTGTCCAGTCTGCGTTGTCATCGTTAGTCACTTTCCCAAATGATCCACTATTACAAAGCCCTCTTTCCTTTCGCCATTCTGCATTATACTCAACGCCATATGGAGGATCGGTTACCATTAGTTGCGGCTTATTTCCCACCAACAGAGCATTAACATCGCTTTCGCTGGTGCTATCTCCGCACATAAGCCTGTGACGCCCTATTTCGATAATGTCGCCACGCTTAATGTCTGTCTGGACTGTCTGTATGTCTGGCTCATCAAAGTCGTCTTCTGTGGCGTCTGGTGGCGTTACGTTTATCTCCGGCATATCCACGCCCATATCACCCAAATCAAACTCGCTGAACTCGGCGGATAACACATCGAAGTCCCAGTCACCAAGCACTACGTTATCTTTGAGAACAAACTCCTTTTGCTGTTCTGGCGTGAGATCGGTGGCAGCGATAGCCCATTCATCTGGTATTTCTTTCATGCCGAGCTTTCGGATAGCTGCGAGCCGCTGATTCCCGCCTAAAACATACATGGTCTCTGGATCGTAAACCATTGGGCGTAGCTTCATCATCTCAGGAAATGACTCGATTGAGCGCATAAGTTTTTCAAGCTTGTCTTTACTGCATTTACGCGGATTATTAGGGTTGAATTTAAGCTTGTTTGTCTTCATTCATCGCCTCTATTATCCAGTTTTTGTGGAATTCATAAGCTTGTTTGTTGTTCTCTAAAATGTATTGTTCGATGCGCGCATTATCGGAAAGATTGCCAGAGCCTTCAAATACGATATGCTTCCCACATTTGGTTTTGATGAGCGTAACTTTGGCGTGAGACCAGGTTGATTTGACGATTAGGTTTGGGTTATCTTTGGCAGCATTGATGAGCATGCGAGTCCAGTTTTCGTATTTCTTGTTTTCTCTGAAGAAGCTCGATATAAGAACCGAAATTGGCACTGTTTCCGATAGACTGATAATTTTAGCTACAGCCGGTTGATTCAAGCGATAAATAGCGATAATAATTTCTTCCGGTTCATGATTCTGCAGAAGCGCATAGATGGCTGTGAGCGCATTCATGTTTTTTGTAGTGACAATGCGATATTGCGTTCCTTCTGGCAAATCGAAATCCGCGATCTCTTCCAGATAGCGCACTGATTTTGTGATCAGGTTGGCGTATTTGACCATTGCTTTGCGAGACACATTGTGTTTGCGCTCATCTTTTTCATCGATGTCGATTTCAATCGAGTCGATGTCAATATCGATGTCAATGTCAAAATCATGATTAAAATTATAGCTCATGATGACAATATAATCAGCATTAATTGTTTGTCAACTAAAATGTGATTTTGGAGATCCGGCTATATATCATCTTTGCGTTAGCAAAGTGATATTACTCGTCTTTGCTACTGCAAAGCGAGTTAGCTATAACTATAACTATAACTATAACTATAACTATAACTATAGCTATTACTATAACTATAACATGCATAGCGTTCGCATCTGCGTTCGCATATGCGTTCGCATATACGGTTAATCCCGATAATTTACGAATAAAAGCACAAAGAGACAGAAAAAGCTTGACAGGATTTTGGGCGTAGTTTTTATTGACCACAAATAACATATAACCTCGTTCAGGCAATGCCTCCGCCTGAATGGGGATAATCAGAAGAGAGGCGGAGGTAACCTCCAAACTTGCCGATAAGGCAAGGGCGGAGGTTTTTTTATAACTTGAAAAATAAAAATAATCAAAACAAAGCGGGTTTCCATCCGCATAAAGTAACAGGAGGTTCGAATGAACGAAAAACGATATTATCGATCTAACGAGGCAGCCGAGTATCTCGGTGTAAATGAGAAGACGATTAGGAAGTGGGCGCGAGAAAATCTCTTACAATACTCACGCCCTGGAGGTAAAATATTATTGTTTGATAAGCGTGATTTAGATGCATTTATCGAAAAGCACAGGAGTGGTGGTAATGGCGTGGTATTTTCGTCATGATTATTCTGCTCGGAACGACCGCAAAATCACCGAATTGGAAATGGAAATGGGAGAGAACATCGGATATGCGATGTGGTTCAAGCTGTTGGAGATCATGGGAGAGATGGGCGGATCATTGCCGAAAGAAAAGATGAAGGTCGTGGCATATGCGCTCCGTGTGCCATTGGATGTGCTGTTGCAATTCGTTCGGATATGCGTTCGCATAGGATTGTTGACCGACAATGACGATGAGTATATGAATGAACGATTCGCCAAAGAATGCGCTAAAATCAAGGACACGAGCGAAAAGGCCAGCAACAGCGCAAAAATCAGATGGAGCAAGCCAGAGCCGAAGTCAATCAAACCAATGAAACGCCTTCCGGCTCAAGAGATCATAGAGTGCTGGAACGCTCATGCGAAAAGCCTTCGGTGTATGAAGCTTACAAATGCGATTGAGAAGGCTATCGCAAAGCTTTGCAAGGAATATTCCTTAGACGAGATTCAGCAGAGCATTGAAAACTATCATAGCGTTCTGAATGATCCAGCCTGCTTTTTTAGCTACAAATGGAATTTGGGAGAGTTCCTGAGCCGTGCAAATGGCTTTCCGGTGTTCTATGGTGATCGTAATGAGATCATTGGCAAATATCGCAAATCAGTGGGCAAGAATGCCAATCCAAAAAGTCGCAAAGAATTATTGGAGGCCTACAAATGAAATATCCAGATTGGTATCAGAAAAACGCAAAGCTCTGCGCATATATAGAAGAGCTTGCTGCGAAGGACAGCTTCGCTATCCTGCTTACCGGCAAACCAGGATGCGGAAAAACCGCGATAGCCGAGATTGTATTTGATCACATTTATGCGATGCATAAAAACGATTCGCGATTTTCGTATGTTGCAATCAGCGCAGATAAAATGTATAGCAATTACATGGCGGCAATGAATCAATCCGGATCAGAGCGAACCGCAGCGATAGAAAAAGCGGAACGCTATTTAATGTATGATCTCGTTTTGCTTGATGATCTCGGTTGCGAGATATCGTCAGACGCCAGCGCGTCCTATTTTGCGCGGGTGTTTTCGATGCAATACGAAGCGTGGAAGGACGGCAAGCGAAATCGCGTCATTATCACCACCAATCTGAACATCGAAGGTATCGCCAGCGTGTATGGATCGCGTGTAATGGATCGCATTGCCGAGTTTTACCATGTCATAACGTTGACGAACGATTCATGGCGCATGAAGAATCTGAAGCAAGTGAGGTTTTAGGAGTTGACATGAAGAAACAACGAGATCCGCAGGGCAATGTAGTGCACAATCCTTCCTGTGTGTGGTGTAACGGTAGCGGATTCACACATGTTCCGGATTATAACACAGTAGGCGAATGTGGATACTATGATCGTATTATGGCGGGAGATGTGCCGCAGCATGCGGTCCGGATGTGCTATTGCCACGAGTGCTATCCTGAGCCACCGGTGCGCAAGGGCGAAATTCGCTATCCGAATCTGCTTGACCACATTGATGCTGTCAAGTCTCGCGGAATTCCCGGCGAAATGGACGTATTGATTGCCGTTTTGCGCTACGGCTTCGCAATGCGAGATCGCAAGCACCTGGCAGAAAAAATGATAAACACAATAACAAAATAAAGGAGGAATGATGCAATTCGTAAAAGTGTTAGACAAAGACCTACGTCCGCCAATTCAAGGTGGAAAGCCTTATGAAATCGGTGTTTGGCATCACTGCGAAGACTTCGATACAAGCGAAAAAGAGTGCGCTCCAGGCTTCTATGTGATTCCCGTGAGCGAATTAATACATCATCATCAGCCTTGGCTGGGCATGAAAGTCTTGCCCGCAGAGATAAAAGGCAAGAGTAAGATATTCTCTGCTAAGCGTCGATATGAATATATGAAGCTTGGAAGCCCCTTGTCTGACGATGCAGTAAAGGCTCTGTGCCGTGAGATTGAGCCTGAACTTAGATATAAGTTATCAGAAGCATTATACCCAGTAAACCCATTGTTGTTGCCAAAAGCTACTGTGAATGATGAAGATATTGAGTTACTAAAACAGTGGTACAGAGTTAGGAAAAACGTTGTGATCAGCGTTTGGTACAGCGTTGGGGACAGCTTTTGGAGCAGAGTTAGGTATAGCGTTTGGTACAGCGTTAGGGTCAGCGTTTGGGACAGCTTTTGGAGCAGAGTTTGGTATAGCGTTTGGTACAGCGTTAGGGACAGCGTTGGGGACAACGTTTGGTACAGCGTTATAGACAGCTGGGACAGCGTTTGGGACAGCGTTACAGACAGCGTTTCGGCGTACATTGGTAGCTTGTTCCTAAACATTAATGAATGGAAATACAAAAACCACGAGCAAGGTAAATATCCATTCCAGTCAGCAGTTAATTTATGGTATCGTGGTCTTGTTCCGTCATTTGATGGCAAGATTTGGAGATTACATAGCGGAGAAAAAGCCGAAATAGTGTGGACAGAGCCTGAGACTGGCTGGCTAAAAGCACAAAAAAGCTATGTATGAGCAAAAAAAGTTTCATGCCGTAAGTCTTGACACCACAACGGCTTACGGCATTGAGCGAAAAAAAAAGACAAAAAAGTGAAAAAACTTCTTGACAAAATACCGGCATTGATTATCTTGTATTCATATAGAGTGAGCCACCCGAAAGGGAAAATAAAGGCTCACCTAAAAAAGGAGATACCATGACTAAGCAAGAAAAGATGACACAGCCCGCCATCAATTTGGAGGTGAGCGAAAGCACTGACGGCCGGTTCTTTGTAAAGACCGGCAATAAGCAGATTTACACGGTAGAGGTAGAATACCCCGAGCACTTGAACGAGAACGTGAGAACGTTCAAGTGCAGCTGTAAGGGGGACGGTTTGTGCAAGCACGCACAAGCCGTTATAGAATACCTCGAGGGCCTCGACGAGGCCGACGAGGTCGTATTGGCGTTGAGACAAGCTACGGAAAAGTATATCGCTAATCAAGGAGGAAAAGAATGAAATTGATAGGTGTAGTATTTACCAGGCTGGGCGGCATTAGCCGCCTGGCTTTCGTGTACCGGTGTGCCGATGGCAGCATCAAAACAATCCCGGCTGGAATATGCCGGAAAGGAGAATGACAATGAAAAAGGTTTTGGCAACAACAGTAAATTGCTACGGAGAAAAAGTCTCCACGGCCGTATTGTATCAAGAAAACGGACTGTTCCGCCTTTGGGAAATCAACTGTTACTCAGCCCTTGACTACGGGCTGGGTCATTGCAATTGCGTGAACCACCCGATAGCAATAGAATATCCCATTTCTACTCACGAAATTATAAATCAGTTTGGAAAGGAAGCCCTCGACGGCTTCAATGAACCCGGTGATGCACAGCTCGTGTTCGATGCATTTGGCATAGAGAAAGACGAGCTGGAGACATTCTGCCGTATTTCCTATAAGATCGGAGCAAACCCGTTGCCAGCGCTCCGCGCGTTCTCCGGGCAGCAGATCGTGTTCGGGGAAGACCCGGATCTCTTGGTATTCCCGGATGCAGAACTGGGAACAGTTATCTTCGTGGTTAATAGCCGCGGAGAGATCTCCGTGGTAACCGTCGAAGGACGGCAGACTTATGAGGTTGAGGCTGACGACCCGGTTGAGATGGAACAGGTAATGCCTCCGCCATGGGGATAAAATGAATTAGATTAAAGAGATAACCTCGTTCAGGTAATGCCTCCGCCTGAATGGGGATAATCAGAAGAGAGGCGGAGATAACCTCCAAACTTGCCGATAAGGCAAGGGCGGAGGTTTTTTTTATAACTTGATACTGGAATATGCCGGAAAGGAGAAAAACAATGAAACACACAAGAGAAACTATCATTGCATACGTTAACGAGTGCAGAAAGAACGGCACAGGCATAGTCTTGTCTGGTCTTGACTTGAGAGGCTTAGACCTGCGAGATGCTGACCTACGAGGGGCTGACCTGCGATGGACTGACCTACGATATGCTGACCTACGAGGGGCTGACCTGCGATGGACTGACCTACGATATGCTGACCTGCAAGATGCTAACCTACGAGGGGCTGACCTACGAGGGGCTGACCTGCGATGGACTGACCTACGATGGGCTAACCTACAATGTGCTGACCTACGAGAGGCTAACCTTGACTTTGCTGGTTATGAACTTCCAGAAATAGAGCCGCAAGCTCAGGAGGAAAAATGACAACATGGAAATGCCATGATTGCGAATCACAGTTTTTTGAACCGGAAACAGTATTGTATCGTGCTGGACGGATCGGAAACGGCTCGGAAAACTGGGAGAGAAATGAATACATAGATTTATGTCCGATGTGCGGATCGACAGAAATCTATGAGGCGTATTTCTGCGATGATTGTGAGAAAGAGGTTTGGGAAGGCGAACTTGACGAAGACGATCTATGCCCGGAATGCGCCGCAAGAGCCGAGGAATATGACCAGATGATAGATCGCGTAAAAGAGGCGCTTTCTACGCCGTTTGACATGGCGCAAATGGTAAAATCAATTATCAGGATTAACTAAATAAAAAGGAGAATTAAAATGAATCTCAACAAGTATCAGTCAACCTACATCGACCAGCCGGGGATGTATGAGGTAACCATCACAGAAGCCAAATATGATTATACGCGTTCCGGTAAAGAGTGCGTATTCGTAAGATTTGAAACAGAAAAGTCTCAATCGATAACATGCTCTTATGTGGAAGCAGTATATTTTAAGTTGTTTCGGTTGGCACAATCAGCTGGTCTCACGGAAAGCCAACGCTCCAACTTTGATCCGGATATGCTGATTGGAAAATCTGTAAAGATTAATGTAACAAGCGATGATAATGGTCGCCTAAATGTAGGCGAAGTATACTCTGCATCGCTATCCGGCACGGCATCCGAATCAAATGATGCCATGCCATTTTAGGAGATGATGATGAACGACCTTGTAGCCTTGCAATCGATTTCGAAGGAGCTGGCGCAAAGCCGGCTCCATGCTCACCGCAATCCCGCCGATGTGCTGTTTGTCATTTTGGTAGGAGAATCTCTTGGACTAAACGCCGCTACTGCGTTGATGAATATATACAACGTTAATGGCATGCCATCAATGAAGGCAGATCTAAAATTAGCGCTTGCAAAGCGACATCCAGAATATGCCGGATGCGAGATTGATGCTAACACAGAACGATGCATAGTAAAAATGAAGCGCCGAAATGAAAACGGCACAGAAGAAGCAATTACCAGCACATTCACGATTGACGACGCAAAGCGAGCCGGACTATTCCCCAAAAAAGATAATTGGCGCATGTATCCGCAACGCATGCTGAAAGCGCGAGCGATTAGCTACGCGGTAAACGATTTGTTCCCGGACATTGTATTCGGGATGCTGTCGTCAGAAGAAGCTCAAGACATTGATCGGCACACAGAAAAAACTATGTATGAAATCATCGAAAGCGACGCAGAAACTATCCCGGGAAGTGACACAAATGATAAGTTTGCCGAACTTATGGCGGCGACACAAGGTGTCATGCGAAACCTCGTGGATAACAAAATTGATGGATTTGATAATGAGATCCGCAGGCATTCGAGCATCCAAAAACATTTAGGATGTAGCATGATTGCCGAATGCACAAACTTCAGTGATCTCTATGAATATCACAACCATCTCGCTGCGATATTGCGCGGTGAGAACGCAAAGCCAACAATAAAAGAGCGGCAAGCCATGCTAATTGACCGGATAACAAAATTTGCTACCGGAGAAGAATTGGAATATTGGTTGCCGAAAATCCAAGGAGCGACACGCCATGCCGCACTTGACGAAGTAGAGGAATGGCTGGATAAAAACAAAACGAGTTTAGAAGGAGAGTCAAAATGATCATAATGATGATATGCATAACCATTATTGCAATTGCTCTGGCGGGTTATTTTGCCCGCCGAGCAAAGCTAATTGATAAGCACAGGATAAGAGCGAGTTTGAAACACGCAGAGACCGAAATTGCCTTGCGCAAAGCGCTAAAAAACTTAGGCACGGCATATGAAAAAATCAAAGCGCATAGCGTGGCTCGCTGCGGTAAGTGTGGCAGGATATATACCTGGAAGCAGGTGGCTGATCTCGGCAATTATTACGTTTGCGAAAATTGCGAGGCAAAACGCAGTCGCAGCATTGTTGAGTCAAACAGCAAAAACGAGATAAAACAACGGGGAGACAGATAACAATGAGAATAACAAAAGAGCAAGGAATTAAAATAAAGAAGGCGATACGGGATCGCGGATATTCGATAACCGGATTTTGCCGGATACATAACATAAGTGATCGGCAATTCTACGCATGGCTCGCAGGAACGAATGGATACGAGCGCAATGGGATTGGCAAGCACTTCCATGATATTACGGATGCGCTTTTGAAGGCACAGGAGGAATCATGAAGCAAAAAACAGAGAAGTGCCCCTTTTGTGGAGGGGTTATGACGCCCATATACAACGCAGTTTACGGCAATCGCAAATATCACACAATTCGCAGTTGGGAATGCAGCAGAGCAGGGTGTCAGTTTAATCCCGACTATTTTGGCAGCCAAGAGTTGGAGCACCGCAATTTGAAGAAAATAATGAAGATGCAAAACCGCATTACCGAGCTTCAGGCTGACAACCGCTCACTCGTAGAGCAGATGAATAAGATGGCGATGAGGATGGAGCATAAATTTGGGACAGCCCAAAGGATAAAATCATGAACAAGAAGTTGAAACACAAAATAGCAAATATAAGCCTTCTGATAGCGATACTTGCAGAAACTCCGCTGGTGATTGCGTATGTTTTTCGGGTGAACATTCCACACCTGAACATCGCTGCCGGCATAAGCATCATATTCTTCCTGATCTTTCTATGGAGCGGAAAATGATCAGCCTATATTTCGACATAACGCCGAAAGCAAAGCAAAGCTTTCGCATGGGTAAGCACAGCTATCAGAGCAAAGCCGTGACCGATTACCAAAAAGCAATCACAGCAATGGCATTGGCGCAAACAGATCCGAGCCAGCGGAATCAATCAGGGATGCTGTTTGTGTCAGTAGAGTTCGTTTGGAAGCACCCAAAATCGTGGGGAAAGAAGCGTCTCGCAGAACTGCGAGAAAGAAGCGTATACAAACCATCGCGACCAGACATAGATAATCTATGCAAGGGCGTATTCGATGCGCTTAACGGCGTGATTTGGAATGATGACAGCCAAATTGTGAGCATCCATGCGTGGAAGCGATACGGATATAATGACGCAATCATTATGCGCGTATGGGAAACAAAAGAGTTGACAAATAATATTCGATTATGAAAGCTGGTTCGGTATCTCCAAAGCCTCGGTTGTTTATTTCGCCGGGGCTTTTTTTATTGCGCAAAACAAATCTCTTGACAGGAAGCGCGCGTTAAAATAAGTTGCTCACAGTTGCTTCCATTTAGATACTCGGTCTCCCCCGCCCGGCTCATTCTAACGGGTGGGGGTTTTCTTTGCCTACAAAAAACCGCAAGGAGATGATGGGCATTATTCTTTATCACATTGTATTTTGATGAAAATATCCAATTTCCCCATCAGGTTTTGTAGCGTGTCGCTAATGTTGCGGATGTCTTGCCGCAACGTGTCAATTTCATTGATTTTAGATTCCAATTGCTTCACTCTCTGATGGAGCGTAGCGTATCCGAAAATGAATGAAACCACTGCGAGTCCGAGCGTTATTACGTTACCAATTGTGATTCCCATATTAGGTTCCTTATAGATATATTTTTTCCAGCGAAGTTATAGCGGTTGATTTGTCTCGTATATTGGTTTTGATTGTGTATTTCAGCATCCCGACATCTGCAGGCTTACCGGGTTTCTGCTCGTAGTATCCGTCAGTTCCGATTTCCGATTTCGAAAGGAAACATCCGTTTGTGCCATACCATGCTCTTTTTATGCGGATTGTGTTGTAGTCGCATGACATGAATTCTGCTTTATCCGTCTGCATTTTGTGGATGTGCCCCATCACGCAAACATCTGCGACATCCCAGCGGAACACATCGTATGCTTTGTTGATAGGGTATCCTTCCCGCATCCCTCCGCCGCCTGTGCCATGTGCTACACAAATGCGATATGTTTCTGCCGCATTGCCGTGTTTTTTTGTTCGCAGAAACCGCAAAATAACCCAGCCTTTGCCGCCAAGCGATTCCGTGTTTAGCAATTCGGCGAGATACTCGGTTGGGTCGAAGGTATTGTGCCTGCGCAGACTATCTTCATGATTCCCAGAAATAAGCCCAAGGCATTGATGCGCAATCGGTTTCAGCTTGTCTGCTACCTTTTGGCATTGGTGTTTTGGCAAATCGGCAAGGTCTTTGATATTGTATTCTTGTGCCATTTCCAATGGGTTGAAGCGCGGATCCCGGTGGTTGATAGCGTCTATATAGTCGCCCATGCCAATCCAGTATGCATTAGAATCGTTGGCAATAATGTCAATAGCTTTCGCGAGAGCCTTAGCTTGATGATTGGCAGCACCTTCATGAATATCGCCAAGAAAATAAACGGTTGCCGTTTTTGCCTGAATTTCAATCAGTTTCGTTTGCATCCGCATCGTCCTCTATTGTGAAATTGCCTGATGTTGCTACCTGCCAAATTTCCATAGTGAGGTCGGGGTTATCAAGCAGGATCGCATTGATTGAGGTAGCTATGGTGTCAATATCGCTTTCAGATAACGTATTGCGCAGGCGATATGTGTCGATGTGGTGGATTATCTCGTGCCATAGCGTTTGCAGCCACGCAGACGGTTTCATGTTTTTAATAATTATCTTTTGTTGTCCACAGTTTATTTCGCCATCGATAGCGGCTCCCAGCTCGTTTGGCTCGATTATGGATACGGCATAGTCTATGCCATCCAGCCTCAATGTGTCGATACTGTTAATGTCCATCGTTTCTTCCTTTTTAGTAGCTAAAGATCGTGGGGTGTGGCTTTGAATCGTCTATGTCTGCGTGAATGAAACTCTTTTTAAAGTTAATGCCTATGCGACCAAAACCGCTTGCAAGCAAAGCTTTGATCAGCAGATAGCGATCCGCTCCGGTTGGTGTCGCTATATCCGCAGCCTTGCCCGCTAAATGAGCGGAGTTTGAAGCTCCGCCCACATTGCGATTGTGCTTTATGCATCGGCATCCGCTTGTGATGCGCATTGGCTTGCCGTATAGGTCACGTGCAGCTTGTAGCATTCGGATAAGCTCTGGATTTGGCGTGTCGTATCCACAGCCACACTTACACGCAAACTCTGAGCTGTCAAAGTTCTTGCTTAGTTTTGCCATTATACTATCCATCCACCGGCAAACAGTCTCAACAGCACGTTGTATCCGATAAAGAATCCAGCATTGCCAGCCAAGATATCGACAAAGCTATCCAATCCCCGCTCTTTCACGAGTGTCCAGAACGACTTTCCGCTGCGTTGCCATTGCCGATATTCTACGTCTATTGTGACTATGAGAGCCGCTATATTCGGGAACCAACCCAGCCCCTGCGCCTTGCCGAGAAATGCAAACGCCCATGCGAGCAGACCCACTGCCAGCATAACGCCGAAATGTTTCCAAGTGTTAGTCAGTTTAATTTTCATCTTGTACCTCGATTAAGTTGTTGTCGGTTATATACTGCTGCATCTCCGCCTCAGTATCGAACCATAATAGCTCATAGCGAGTTCCCACTGTATTAGGCTCCGCCATGTCCATGTGCAATACTTGATTGCCGTTTTTAATTATGTAATACATATTATTATCCTTCGTATTCATTCCAATCTGCTGGCCATGTGCCACCGTTATCTTCAAGCCATGCAGAGGGGATAATATTCCATGCTGCTTTTTCGAGTAGTATGGCTACATAAGCTTTTACGTTCTCCCAACCTGGGTCTGTTTCGGTTGTGCCTGCGCGTATCACAAATGGGTGTTTTCCACCACATGTAGCATTCGCAGCGTCTTGGATTAACCGTGCGTATTCTTGGGATGTGGCAAACACTGTGCTGCCAATGAGTTGGATGCCATTTGTATTCGTAATATTCAGCGGATTCGTTCCATACGTCAGAGAAGAGCCGATGTTGGAGAGTAACAGGGATGTCAGCTCCATCCCCGTTATCTTGCCCGTAATGACAGATGATGAGCCGATGTTGTAGAGGCGCAGGTATGTCAGCGGCATCCCAGTTATGTCGCCTGTAATGACAGATAAGCCGAGGGTTTGGAGGTGCAGGTATGTTATACCCATCCCCGTTATGTCACCTGTGATGACAGATGATTGGCTGAGGCCGTCGAGGAACAGGTATGTCACCTGTTTGCGCCTGCCAAAAGTAATTGTGCCAGCAGCTCCTCCAGGATTATTGATGGTTAGCGTGTGATATGTACTTGCTACAGGTATCGTGGCGCCAGATTGATACTGTGTGCTGCCAATGGATAAGGTTACATCTCCAGTTATTGTTAGGGTCACAGGCTCGCTGAAGTTGATGCGTTTTGTTCCAGCATTCGCAAACCCAGCGGGAATAGTGAATGTGGCAGGTTTGTTGCCTGCGCCGCCAACCTTCCTGTGCGCTCCGAGACCGAGACCTAAGCCGAGACCGAGACCGCTCATTTCTTCACCAGCGGCTTGATGAGCTTATACAAGCTCGATACCAGAGGAACGGCATCGGCTGCACTGTTAATGCCAAGCTTCTTCAGTATGCTCGGCTTCTCTATCTGCGCTTTCTCGATAGCTGCTTGACCAACGATTAGCGCCTTGCCTTCATTGCTGTTGGCTATCATTGGCGAATCGTCAACGGGAGGCTTAATCAAATTTGCCAGCACCTTCATGGGTTCAGTCTCGGCTATCTTGCAGAATGGTGCAGCAATTTCTTTGAACTCTTCTGCTGCGAGTTCCTTGAGTATGCGCTTGTATTCACGGATGCTCGTGATCACCAGTGTCACGATTGCGCCGATAAGCGCAGATAAGGCTACAATTATAGCCTGCATTTTGTCGATGGTGGAAAGTATTGCGTCAAACATGGTTATGCTCCTGTATGTGCGGTGATATAAAGGTTTGCGCCAAGAACCGCGATTTTAGCTCCGGCACTGATTACGAAATACTCTGGCAATCCTGCGGTCAACGGGATGTCGCCCACCGTGGCAGTGGGAGCCGTATCAATGGCGATATGGCAATCAGCATCTGCTAAAAGCCGAACGACCGTATTTTCGGTTGCATGAATTGCATTTGTGGTTGCGGCGCTTGAACTTGTGCCATTTACTTTGATTGTTGCGTTTGCGGTTTTTGTGCCGGGGAAAAATACCGGCATAGGATTTCCATTAGGGTCGAGCTGTAAATGTTTCATGTTATACTCCTGATAATTGTAAAACTTTATAGTTAACTACAATTCGATAAGACTCTGAGCTTTTGAGCTTTATGTCTATGCTATTTAATACGGTTTGCCCTAATCCTGCTGTGGTGGTGGTGAAATAGACCACTTCATCGGAAGAATGGGCTGGCTGGATCAAATACCAGCGTGTGCTTTCAAGTTTATACACGCTTACAGTTATTGAATTAGGATCAACCCTATATCCCGAGGAAATTCCGTGTTCTGCTCTTAAGGTTGCTTCGTTAATGATTTGCGATGTTACTCCAGAAATAACGCCGGGTGAATACTGATATATTGTGTTTTTTATTAACTGGCCATTGATATAGTTTATTTGCGTTTGAATGTTGGCTGTGACGCCAGTTAGGTGGTTTATTTCTGTCGTGCTTGCGGTCACGCCATGGAGCTTGTTAAGCTCGGCTGTGGTTGATGTCATGCCGGAGAGCTTGTTGATATCTGCGCCATTAGCGGTGATCGTAGTGGCACTATTGATCTTAGGCGATGTAAGCGTTTTGTTTGTCAAGGTTTGTGTGGCGGTATCGGTTACAATTGCGCTTCCCACAGAAGGGATGGTTTTCTCCCGCAAAATAAATTCTGCTATTGCCGATAGAGCTGCTACCTTGTCGGTGTATGCATCACTTACATCTTGAAAGTGGAAAATATCGCCATTCGCCAAAAGCGATGGCGATTCAATTAGATCAAGATCCTTAATTGTTATGTCTAACATTAGTGTTTCCTCACTGTAATATTGTTACCGTTTGTTGTAGTTATGTTGGCACCATTGTAGCCTACACAATCCGGAAACGGGCTGGCTATCAAGTTATAGTAGTCCGGATAATCGCTTGCGGTTGGTATGCGGCTCACCAGATTAATGCTCTTAAATTCGAGATCAATCCATTGCCCGACCGGAACATTGGCAATATCCTGCGGAGAGACGCTTCCGCTTAAATGGCAAAGATATCCTTCGGTTGATCCCGTCGCTTCGCTATATCGCGGATATACCATAATCCCGCTTTCGTGGCAGTTTGATAGAATATTGAACAGCCCGGTAATTTGGCGCGCATTATTCATGCCTAAATCGACATTGAATAACCGGATGCGCATATATACGCGATAGCCATGAACGACCTTGACGCTTTTCCAGCTGCGCGTAATCCATGACGATGACTCCTCTTCTACCCACATTGTGCCGATTGCGTTCGGGAATGTTTTTGTGTATAGCTCGTTACCAGGCTGCGAAAATTTAGCGCCGCCAAAGCCCCAAATCATTCTCATCTATCTCTCCCCCATTGCAATTATTTCTGTTGTCCCGTTGTCATTTGGATATCCAATTGATGTTACAAAATATACTTTTCCGCCAATACTTATCTTGCTGAACATCTGTAGATTGTTTGCTATGCTTGAACGCACGGAAAAGCTTATTTGTTTACGGAAGTTCCCTAATATGTTTCTATATATCTGTTGAAGCGGAACAATCAAGGCGCTCGCTCCGCCAAGTGCGCTAATATCGTCAAGCGTGTTCATTTTGCCCAGCGTTCCCCGGATTTGTAGATGCGTTATGTCATCATCGGATATAGCAGTAGCTTCCAATGTATCCGCTGTTGGATCGATTAGATGTTGTTTTATCGTTATCGCATCGGGTCCGGAAAAAACAGCAAGCCTGTTTGCCATTATCATGGCTCGCAGTATCTTTGCATAGTTATATGATCCGGGTGGGATCGTAACTGGATCAAGCTCAATATTTCCGCTATAATTCCATACGTCGTTTGCATAGCCAATGCTAAA